ATATGTATGTTGCTATTTGTGATACTGCTAGAGGAGTAAATAACGATTACTCAGCAGTAGTAGTTATAGATGTAACAGAAATACCATCAAGGGTAGTTGCTGTATATCAGAATAACGAAATATCTCCTATGAATTTCCCTCAAGTAATAGCCGGATTAGCAAGAAAATATAACAATGCTTATATGCTTATTGAGTCAAATGATATAGGAATGTCAGTAGCTGAATCATTACATAATGATTTAGAGATAGAAAACGTATTGATGTCAGCTGCAAGAGGTAGAGCAGGACAAGTTTTATCATCAGGTTTTGGTTCAGGAGGACAATATTTTGGCGTAAGAACTACTAAGCAAGTCAAAAGAACGGGATGCCTAAATCTAAAGACATTAATAGAAAACGACAGTCTATTTATATCAGATTATAAAATTTTAGAAGAGCTCACACATTTTGCTCAAAAAGGTGAGTCATATGAAGCCGAAGGAGGCTGTCATGATGACTTAGTAATGTGTTTAGTATTATTTGGTTGGTTGAGCATTCAAGATTATTTTAAAGAGTTAACACAAACAGACGTTAGAAAACATACTCAGGATCAACACGCCAAGATGATAGAAGATGATATGCTTCCATTTGGGTTTGTAGAAGATGGGATTGAGCCCATAGCAGATGGTTATCTCCAAGAGGGGAGCTGGTAGTTTTCTAACCCTAAGTTTTAATAAATATATTCAAACTATTTGAATTTTTAATATAGGAGCATAAGATGGCATTTCAAGTCAGTCCCGGTGTAAATGTTAGCGAAGTCGACTTAACTACAGTAGTGCCTGCAGTTTCCACAACGGAAGGTGCAATAGCTGGTGTATTTGAGTGGGGTCCTGTTGAGCAAAGAGTTCTCGTTGATAGCGAAACTTCTTTAGTATCACGTTTTGGTGAACCAAAAGCATCCAACTTCGAAACATTCTTTACCGCATCAAACTTTTTAAACTATGGCAACAAGTTATACGTTGTCAGAACAGTTTCAAGTGCTGCGCTTAACTCTACTGGTATCGTATCAGGAAGTGGTGGTAACACTTCTGGTGTACTAATTAAGAACAAAGTTGATTTTGATGCAGCTAGCTATACTGCTAACGCTGATCATATTGTTGTAGCTAAGTATCCAGGCGCTAGAGGCGACGGGCTAAAGGTTGAAATATGTGATTCTGCAGCTGCATTTCAAAGTAATGTAACTATTACCGCAGCAGGTAATACAGATCATATTAACACTGGTTCATTAGCTTTTGTTACAGGTAGCTTAACAGCTAACTTAACAATTATTACATCAGGTACAACTATTTCTAATGCACAAGCTTCAGCTTATTTAGATGAAGTTGTAGCAGATATCCAGGTAGGGGATTTAATTAAAGTAGGTAATTCATCAATTGGTGAACAAAAACTACAAGTTAAATCAATAGCAGCAGATAGCTCAGACGTATTAGATCAAAATGGTGGTGGTGCAGGTGTCATCAGCGCAACAAGGGTCATTACATTTGAGAACAGATACACATTAGCAACAAACATTAACGAGACAGTATTAGAGAGAAGTTGGGGTTATGTAGATAACTTTGACGCAGCTCCAGGTACATCTCCTTATGTAGAAGGCAAAGGTGGTGCAGGAGATGAAGTCCACGTCGTTGTAGTAGACGGTAATGGAGATATCTCAGGCGTAAAAGGAACAATTTTAGAGAAGTGGTCAAACCTCTCAAGAGCAACAGACGCTAAAAACGAATCAGGTGAATCCTTATACTGGAAAGATAAGATCGATAATTCATCTAATTGGATCTACGTAGTTAATAATCCATTAACATCAGGTCTAGGTTCAGCAATGGCAGCTCTATCAACAGCATTACCAAGAAAATATGATTTCTCAGGTGGTGCAGACGGTAATGGCGAATCAGCAATTAGTTTAGGAGATCTAGCAGTAGGCTACGATCTATTCTCAGACGCAGCTGATGTAGACATTTCATTACTATTAACTGGTAAAGCAGTTGGTGGTAGTAATGGAGAAGGACTACTTAACTACATTATAGATAACATTTGTGAAGTAAGAAAAGATTGCGTTGTATTCGGTTCTCCAGATAGAGCTGATGTAGTAGACGTAACAAGCTTATCTACACAAACAGATAACGTAATTGCATTTAGAAACTCTTGCAGATCTTCATCATACGGTATCATAGACAGTGGTTACAAATATCAATACGATAAGTTCGGTGACGTATATAGATACGTACCATTGAACGGTGACATTGCTGGTCTATGTGCTAGAACAGATGGCGAAAGAGATGCTTGGTTCTCTCCAGGTGGATTCAACAGAGGTCAAATTAAGAATGTTGTTAAACTAGCATTTAATCCAAGACTAGCATTTAGAGATCAACTCTATAAAGCTGGTGTTAACCCAGTTGTTTCATTCCCAGGACAAGGAACAGTTCTATTTGGTGACAAAACACTACTAGCAAAACCAAGTGCTTTTGATAGAATTAACGTAAGACGTTTATTCATCGTACTTGAGAAAGCAATTAGTAATGCAGCTCAATTCTCATTATTCGAATTTAATGATGAGTTTACAAGAGCTCAGTTTGTTAACTTAATTGAACCATTCTTAAGAGATGTACAAGGACGAAGAGGTATATACGACTTTAGAGTTGTTTGTGACGATTCAAACAATACTGGAGAAGTAATAGATAGAAACGAATTTGTAGGTGATATATATGTCAAGCCTGCTAAATCAATTAACTTTATACAACTTAACTTCGTAGCCGTAAGGTCTGGAGTAGAGTTCTCAGAAGTAGTTGGTAAATTTTAAGGAGTAAAGAGAGATGGCATTTAATATAAATGAAATTAGATCGCAGCTAGTATTAGGCGGTGCACGTCCTTCCCTGTTCCAAGTAAGGATTAATAATCCTGTTAACGGTGCTGGGGATCTTAAAACTCCTTTCATGGTGAAGGCTTCACAACTTCCAGCTTCGTCTCTGGGTCTTGTAGAGGTTCCATATTTCGGAAGAAAATTTAAAGTTGCTGGCAACAGGGTATTTGCTCCATGGCCTGTTACAGTCATCAACGATGAAGACTTTCTTATCAGAAATGCTATGGAAGAGTGGTCTCATGCAATTAACAGCCACGTAGGCAACTTGAGAGAGTTTGGAGAAGCTAGTCCATCAGAATATAAGACTGATGCAACTGTTACTCAATTCTCTAAGACAGGTGTACCTATCAGAGAGTATAAGTTTGTAGGAATTTTCCCAACAGACATTACTGAGATTCCGCTTTCCTGGGAATCAGTTGATGAAATAGCTCAATTTGATGTTTCATTTCAATATGATTACTGGACAGTTAGCGGTGTTACTGGTAACGCGGGCACATAAATATTTGAAAGAGGGCGGACTACTGTCCGCCTCTCTGCTATTTTCATTATGGAGATTCTAAATGGCTCAATTATTCGGCTTTGAAATCAAAAGAGCAGATGACTCTAAACCAGAGTCTAAGGCTCAATCATTCGTTACTCCACAATACGATGACGGGGCAGTCAACGTTACTACGTCCGGAGGGATGTATGGTACCTATGTGGATCTTGAAGGCACTGCTAAAAACGAAGCAGAGCTAGTCACACGTTATAGAAAAATGGCACTTCAACCTGAGGTTGAACATGCTATTGATGATATTATTAACGAAACTATTATTAGTGATCCTACTCAACCAGTAGTAGATATTAATCTAGATAATCTAGATCTATCTGTATCAATTAAAAAACGTATTAAAGAAGAGTTTAAAAAATCTTGTGAGTTATTATTTTTGACTCAATCAGGTTATGAACTGTTCCGTAAATGGTATGTAGATGGTAGATTATATTTTCATGCTGTAGTAGATGAGACTGATGTAGAGCAAGGTATACAAGAGCTTAGATATATTGATCCAAGAAAGATCAGAAAGATTAGACAAACAAAGAAAGAAAGAAAGGGTGGATATACTGTAGTAAAAGTAGTAAAAGAATTCTACGTATATAATGATAAAGGTTTTCATAGTAAAGCCTATCAAACACCAGACCCATTAGCAGCGGGTGGAGCTCAGGGCTTAAAGATTGCTAAAGATTCAATAGTTCATATTACATCTGGCTTATCAGATGAATATAATAAAATGGTTTTATCACATTTACATAAAGCTATAAAGCCATTAAATCAATTACAAGTTTTAGAAGATGCATCTGTAATTTATAGAATTAGTAGAGCTCCAGAAAGAAGAATATTCTATATTGATGTAGGTAACTTACCTAAGATGAAAGCAGAACAATATCTAAGAGATATGATGACTAAACATAAGAATAGATTAGTCTATGATGCTGCATCAGGTGAGATAAGAGATGATCGTAAGTTTATGACAATGATGGAAGACTTCTGGTTACCTAGAAGAGAAGGCGGGAGAGGTACGGAAATCACGACTCTGCCTGGAGGTCAAAATCTAGGTCAAATGGAAGATATAGAATACTTTAAAAAGAAACTATACAGAGCTCTTAATGTACCTATTAGTAGATTAGAACCTGAGGCAGGGTTTACTCTAGGTAGAGCATCAGAAATATCAAGAGACGAATTAAAATTTAATAAGTTTATTAGAAGATTGAGACTTAGATTTAGCATGTTATTTACTAAAATCTTAGAGAAGCAGCTCGTACTCAAAGGTGTCATGTCATTAGAAGAATGGCACCAGATGAGTCAATCAATTAAATATGATTTTGTAGAAGATAATCATTTTGCAGAACTTAAAAACTCAGAGATGATGAGAGAAAGATTACAATTGTTACAAGATATTGAGAACCATACAGGTACTTACTTCAGTAAAGATTGGATTAAGAAAAATATTCTTCATTTCAATCAAGATGAAATTGATGATATGCAAGCTGGTATGGAGCAAGAAAAAGCTAATGAAGCTGATTTTGGTCCAGGCGGTGGCGCTCATCCAGATGCTCCTTGGAATCAACAACCAGAAGGTGGTCCAGAACAAGGTGGCGAAACAAGCTAAATAATAAATATAATGGAGATATATTATGCCAGAAGATAATAATCAAGTGAATGATCCTAACAAGTTTAATATTGATAAAATATTAAAAGGCGCAGTAGGAGATAAACCTTTCGATATGAAAGGACCTTTTGAAGATGAAATGCTTAACCGAGTAAGTCAGGTTATTGCAGGTAAGAAAGATGCTGTTCATAAAGGTATGTTTGGTGACCAAGAAATGGGAGCTGAAATTGAGCCTAACGATGATGAAGTCTTAGATAAAGAACTTACCGATGATGAAATTGAGGATGCTTTAAACGATGAGGTTCCAGAAGAGCCTGAATCAGAAGAAGCACCAGAAGAAGAACAAGAAGAAACTCCAGAAGAGGAGCCTGAGGAGCCTGAAGAGGTAGAAAACGAGGAACCAAATGAAACGACTTAGCGAAATTTTAGAAGCAGTAGGCGAATTAAAACATCACGGTAGAGATAAGGCTGAAGGCGAAAAGCAGTTTAAGAAAAAGCATACTGATAATATTCAAGATAAAGAGTACCCAGCAAAGGATACAGATAAAGTATTGAACGCTAGAGATCAAAAGAAAGATACCTCTAAGATTACTCACCTATCAAAAGAAGAAGAAGAAGCAATGTACGAAGCAGCTGAAGTATCAACTGTTCTAGAATCCGTTGAGGGGATTTATGAATCAGAAGAACCAGCTAATATTATTTTAGAAGATGGAACAGAAGTATCTGTAGATCCAGAAACAGCTGAAGTAGTACTCGAAGTATTCGATTCTTTATCAGAAGAAAATCAAGACAAATTTTTAGAACTATTGGAACAATCAAAAGACACATTTGTTGATCTTGTTGATTTCTGTTACAACAGTATAGAGGGCGAAGATGAAGATAATAATTCTTAAGGGAAACGAATCAGCAGCAGGAACAACTTTAGGTAATGCTAGTGCCTATGATGGTGCTAGACTTTTAAAGTTTTATCATACTGCAGCAGCTGTAGTTTCGTTAGTAGATAGTGCTAACACAGCAATTGGTAATACAACAGTTGAAGCTGGTACACATTACTTTGCTAAAAACCCTGGAGATAAAATCTTTGCTTCTGCAGGTAGAATCACACCTGTAGGGTTCGGAGACTAATATGAAGTTAATTACAGAAGTAGAGTTTAGCGAAGTTAACTACTTAAAAGAAGCAACAGAAGAAGGCGGCAAAAAGAATTATTTTATTGAAGGAGTATTTCTACAATCTAATTTAAAAAATAGAAATGGTAGAGTATATCCAAAAGAGACTATGTCTAAAGAAGTAGGACGATATATTAAAGAAAATATCGATGCTAAAAGAGCATATGGTGAGTTAGGTCACCCTTCTGGTCCTACAATTAACTTAGATAGAGTATCTCATATGATTACAAGTTTGAAGGAAGATGGTGATAACTTTGTTGGTAAGGCCAAAATTATGGACACCCCAATGGGTAACATCGTCAAAAATCTAATGGATGAAGGAGCCCAATTAGGTGTCTCTTCAAGAGGTATGGGTTCACTAAAACCAAATAACGGTGTTATGGAAGTTCAAGGTGATTTTATGCTTGCAACAGCAGCTGATATAGTTGCTGATCCTTCTGCTCCTGATGCGTTTGTTAAAGGAGTTATGGAAGGTACTGAATGGGTTTATGATGCTGCCGAAGGTCAATGGAGATCTAGAACAGCTGAAATAATTGAACACATTAAGAGTACTGGAGATAAATCTGTAGCTGAGCTACAGGAGCGAAAAGTCGAGTTCTTTAAGAAGTTTCTCGACTCGCTAGTATAAGGTTTTTATAAATATTACAAAATATATTAATTTAAGGGAGTCTAAAAATGGCTGATAAAGAATTAGAAGCAGTAAGCGAAGACACAGCTCAACTTGACGAGTTCAAGGCTACAGCTGATGCGTCTATGATCGCTGATCCTGTTCCTACGAAAAGTAATAAAAGACCAGCAGATAAGGACGTAGGAGATAAAAAGACTCCTCAACTATCAAGAGCTGGTATGATCGGAGCTGTTGTACAAAAGCTATCAAGTTTCAGTAAGTCTGGAGTTAATGATGCTTATAGTACAATTTTTGGCAAAAGCGCTCCAAACAATTCTGCAAAGAATATGGCATCTATCTCTGCTAAAGGTATGAGAGAAGATGTTGAAGAAAT